TTTTTTATTTTTACCCTAGAACCCACCAAGTCAATTATATCAAAAGCTTTATCTGGAAAATTCTTGTGAGGTATATAACTATCACAAAGGTTAATTACTGTTTCTATTATTTGAGGAGAGTAATGAACATTGTGAAAATTTTCATAGGACTCTATACTCTTCTCTATCATTTTTTTGGTTTCCTCTTTTGATGGAGGATCTATTGGTATATAGTCAAATCTTCTTTTGATCGCTGAGTCTTTTTCAAAGTATTTTTTATACTCTCTATTTGTTGTCGCGCCAATGCATTTGAACCCACCTCTCGCTAAGGCTGGTTTTAAAATGTTTGCGGCATCTAAGGAACCTTCTGAACTTCCAGCGCCAATGATGTTGTGTATTTCATCAAAAAATAATATAATTTTATCGTTTTGCAAAGCCTCATCTATAACAGCTTTAAACCTCTCTTCAAATTCACCCCTATATCTTGTTCCAGAAATCATCAACGCCATATCGACGCTATATATATCACTACCAATTAGATTTGCTGGGATATCGTTTGTCGCGATTTTGTGAGCAAAACCTTCTACTATTGCGCTTTTACCCACGCCAGCTTCTCCAACGATAATGGCATTGCTTTTTGTTTTCTTGGATAAGATTTCAATCAATTCGTTTATTTCTTTTTCTCTTCCAGATATAGAAGCAAAAGATCCAACAAGAGCTTCTGTATTCAAATGCTTGCAATATTTAGCTAAAGCGCTTTTGTTTTTGCTTTGTTGTTTTGTCGGGTTTTGAATATGAGCCTTGGTTTCTTGTGCGCTATTATTTTCTGGTTCTGCGTCTGAAAAAGAATTAATATGATTTTTAACGATGTTTTTTATTTCGACAACATCAATGTTTTTGCTGACAAGAAAAACGCAGAGGTTTTCGCAGTTTTCTAATATTGAATAAAAAATATGTTCGATGCCAATGTAATCATTTTCATATATTTCAGAAAGTTTTTGCGCGTAGACTATTATATCTGATGTCTCTGAGTGCCAACTAGTTAAATCAAAAATATCTTCAGAATTAAACTTGCTTGGATTTAAATTAAGGTACTCTAAAATTAGAGAATTTGAATCTACTTTTTCAATGAAAATGTCATTTAGCTCAAACAACATTGTTAAATCTTCAGACAAATTCTCCAAGCATCCAAAGAAAATGTGAGATTCGTTTATTATTGAATGAGCGTTATCATTAGCTATTTGTTTTGCTCTTTTGTAAGCTTTTTTTGCTCTAGGAGTTAAGTTGAAGTTGTTGGTTCCCATCATATATTTATACACTTATTTGATTTGTGAAAGTTTCATGTAAATCTTATCTTTAAGAATGTTTATTTTGTCTACGAAAATTATATCATCACCTTTGCTTCCTGACACTATAACAATATCGTTTTTATTTGGAAGCTTTCCGCCAGAGTCAACATAATCGCTTAGTTTTAGTTTATCATTACTGTCCATAAATAAACAGCAGACAGAACCTAGATCGTCCCCCATTTCAAATCTGACGTATTTATTGCCATTAGAACTTGTTCTTTTCATTATGTCAGAAACAACGCCAACGAATTTTACAGGCTCTCTTGAATTGGCGTTTTTAATTTCTAATGATGAAGATAAATGACTGCTTTCATACCCCTTAAATATTTCTCTAATATTGTATGAATAGCTATAGCCTAAGAGTTCGGATTCAAAAAACCAATTAGCAAACTTTATATGTTTTTTGTTTATCTCATAAATATTTTTATAAGGATCATATTTAGACCTGAAAGTATTGAATCTCTTGGGAGAGAATAAAACTTTATTATCATCAGCGACAATCAAATCTTTCTGGTATTCATATATGCACCTTAATATATCAAAATTATATTTGGGGCCAAGTTCTATGATGTTTCTTTTTTCCCTGTCAGTTAAAATATTAAAAGCTTGCGCCTCTAACACCAACTTGCATCTATCAGTAGTGACAAAAGAATCAAGAAGTCCAGCTTGAATTAGGGCTGAGAAACAACCAATATTTAAATTGGATTGCTTTGCGGATATGAAAACTTCGTACTTATTGGCAAAGGACTCTTCCCTAAATTCCAGCAAAGCTAATAAAGATTTATCTGAAACGCCCTTTATGCAGTTTAATCCATAACGAATATCTTTGCCTTCTATTTTAAAATCAATATCCGATTTGTTTAGATCTGGAGGAAGAAGCTTGATGTCGAAAAAAGAAAGCTCTTGAGATATTTTAGCAATCTCTTCGAAGGAGTCTGGCTCAAAACGAGAATACATCAACAGACTCAAAAAGAATTGCTGTGGATAATTGAATTTTAAATATATTGTAATTGCCGCTAGATTAGCGTAAGAAATACTATGGCTTTTATTGAAAGAATAATTTGCCGAATCCTCCGCGACTTTCCACAAAACATCTGCAATTTCTGGATCAAGTTGATTTTCTGATATTTTATCTAAAATCTTTTGTTTCCAAGCGACCATCTGATCAACTTTCTTCTTGCCAACAATTCTTCTTAACTGTTCTGATTCATCAAGNGAAAANCCAACCTTGACTGCCATTTTCATNAATTGCTCTTGATACAAAGGGATTCCACCTGTGTAGCTCAAGATGTCATCAAAAAATGGATGNATGCATTGGAACTCTCCAGTTCTTACGTATTCAGCGTATCTGTCTTTAAAATCTAAAGCTCCAGGCCGAGCTATGGCAATCACNGCAGAAAGCTCCTCTAAGCTTCGCGGAGAGACTAATTTGCACACTTTGAAGTTAGTGTCTGCCTCGATCTGGAAAAGCCCATGAGGACACTCCAAACACGCTAATGCGGCGTATATGGATGGGTGCTGAATATCGATATCATCAACTTCTATGCCAACGCTCTTACATACCGAATGAACAACAGATAATGTACGCAGTCCCAAAATATCGAACTTAACACTCAGAGAAGAAACGTCATTCATTTCATATCCAGAAATTAAAGACCCATCATTTGTTTTTTGCAAAGGCATTATTTCATCAACATTGTAATAACTGATGCATATGCCTGATGGATGAACTCCTGTATTCTTGTTTAAACCTTCTAATTTTTTAGCTATAGAAAAAGCTTTTGGGTATTCATCAGCATATTTTTTAAAGACCTCGCTCTCTTCGTAGGCAACCGACAAGCCAGCGACCTTGCCAAACTTCTTGGGGATAGAATCGCTAATCTCATTAACGCGAACTTCAGACAACTCTTCCACGATCTTTCCACACTCCTTAATGCAAAGCTTTCCGCTTAATGTATTTAATGTTAGTATTTTACAAGTCTTGCCTTCGTACTTTTTATTAATATAATCAATACTTCAGCTCTCCTGTCGTAAGATATATCATTATCAACATCAGCAAGTAAGCCTCCATCTAAAAAGGTTTGACCATTGTATTCAATTTTTTTAGCCCTGCTTTTAGAAACAAATCTTTCGAAGAATAATTCGTATTTAATGGGGTCAATGTTTGTAACGCCTATNACATATAGAACTAATGATCCAGCGGCGGAACCTCTGCCAGCTCCAGTTGGTATAAGATTTTCTTTGCAATAATTAAGAATGTCCCAATTTAATAAAATATAATCTATGAAACCAAGTTCATCTAAAACAGAAAGTTCTTCTTTTAATCTTTCATAATAAGATGAGACATTTTCTTTTTTATCAATTCCCCTTTGAATAACACCCTTATAGCATAATCTTCTTAGGAAATTAAAATTGGATTGATCTTCAGAGCATCCAACGTAGTTGTAGTGTCTTTTTTCAATTTTAATCTTTGGAAGCATAACACCAACTGGAAATGGNGCTACATATTTTTTGTATTGCTCAAAATTCATATCTCAATATCAAATAGTTGTTTTTTGAAAATCTCATAGGTCATTTCTACATCGTATGCTCCATCATGCAACCTTCTTTCATCAAAAGCAATACCGTATTTCTTAAGTAGTGCAGATTGAGAGGCTTTTACTTTTTTGTCTCTAATGCTTAAAAGCCTATATTGCCAATTTATAAGACACTCTTCTCTTGGCGGCATTTGCTTTTCTATAGCCATTGCCAAACATCTGGTATCAATAATTCTATCAACAAAAGAATAATCAGGACTTAAACCAAGAAGTCTTCTCCATATGTTTATGATATAAACATCAAAACCAAGGACGTTCTGGCCAATGAGTTTGTATTGAGGGTCGTAAAGATATTTTGCAAACTTATCAAAAGCATCTTTTGGATCTATCGCCTTTCTGTCATATACCTGTCTTGAAAATCCAGTAATTTTTGCCGCACCATCAGAAACCTTGAGATCATCCCATTTAATATAAATGTCAAACTTTTCAAGCGTAAATCCTCCTTGTGTAACTATCCAAGCCATCTGCCAAGGCTTGGAAGAAACAAGATTAAGACCTTCTGTCTCGCAGTCAAAAACTATATATTTTTGTGTTTTATTAAACCTGAGTAGATCGTTTTTCATTTATTTTTTTCTAGAAAGCTCTCGAAACAAAACTCATTGCTGCCAAAATGGTTTAGATTAGGGCTGGAAAGTGATGATGTTTTTCCAAAGGTGCGATTGCACAATATCTTATAAGTCTGTAAACTCTCGTAATCTTTTTTGTTTTTGTAAAAGATGGACTTGCCTAAGAAACTTTTATAATTTTTGTTGCCGCTTGTTAATTTAGTTACGCAATCCTTGACGATATGATCGAATGGCAATCCATTTTCTTCTATCAAGAATGACGGGGTTATTTTAGAAAAATCTGGTACGCAATTAGATAAAGTTATATTATTATTAAATATAAAAGAATCATAAAAAGGTATAACCAATTCTAAGTCTTCTGTCCAGATTGAATTTAAGTAATCAAAATCAACCCTACCATTACAGTTTATGGAGGCATGAGAAGATATTTTATTTAGAAGCCGACATCCTTCNTCGTTTTTTGAGAAGATTATGATCTTATGATTTGATGTTGTTGACTCATCCAAGTGAGTATTGCAACAGGAAATTCTAAGACCGAAAATCAATTTGATATCGTTTTCTTCGCAAGCTTTATGGGCTTTAATAAAGCCAGTCATAGTATCTTCAACTAATACCAATGTATCAATGGCATTATCTAAACACATAGAAATGATGCTATCGGGTCCATCATCTGATACTGCCCCATCAAGGGTAAGTATAGATTTTCCGATACTGAAGGATGATTTGAATATTGGTATCACTAATACAGTGTACCTTGGGAATAAATATTTGTCAAGATTTAATAAACCTTGGGCAACCTTCATAAAATTTCATTTCATATGATCCGTCATCTGGAATTAATTTTTCATTAAAATCGTTTTCTCTTAAAGAGAAAATGATATTTTTATCCTTGTCGAAAATGTGATAATAATAAAAAGAAAATTTAAATGCACAGTGCCACATTAAAGTTCCATCTTTTTTGAGATGACCTTCGTGATCTGCCCTGCCACAAACAAGCTTACCTGAAAACCCATCTTCTTTCGATGGATAACCTTTATCAAATGCAAAATCACTTTTTGCTTTATCTTCTGTGAAATTATTAATTATTTTTTGTATCTCAGTCAAAAAATATTCAAATCCCTTTAACTCTTCATCTTCAACTTGCCCCAAAGATAAAAGACCTTTATTTCTACAATCAAATTTTAAAAATAAAAATTCGGAATTTCTTTTGAGGTACTCTGGGTAAAGATGCTTTACTGCCAATGAATACATTAAATCCTGCATATTATCTTCGGCCTCCTTACCTTGAAATATTTGTTTAGAAGTTTTGAAGTCTCTAATCAAAGCTCGATTTTCTTTTTTAAACAAAAAAAGTTTATCTATAAAACCAAGTATTCTATAATTAATTCCGCCTTCATCCACATTCAAATCAAAGTTTTTTTCACTTATGCATTCAGTAGGTTTTACTTTTTCATCTCCAAAAAAATCATAATTTAAACCTTCGATAGTCATTGAGTTGATTAAATCGAGATTTACCTGATCGTCTATTTTATTCTTTTTGGCATAAGATAAAACAATTCTTTTNATGGTCTTGCTTACGTTTATATCCTGAGCTTTTATAATGCTATCATAGTGATGGCGATGNCTTGGGTTGCCAAGATTTTCAAATATAGCATGACAAATAGAACCTCTNAGNCTACCCTCGTTGGATTTATCGGGCAATTTTAATTTGTATTTTGCATAATACAGCCAACTGCAAGTTTGCAGGGTTTTGATTCTTGACGCTGACAAAGGAACATTTTCCTGCTTGTCTTTTTTTATTACTTCTTGCATATTTTATAAAACTTTGCTAGCTCTTTTGCATCAAAGAAAGTTGAATTGTCCTTTGTGAATTTTACTATGGCATCAATCTGCTTTTCTTTATTGATAACTTTACAATGCCAAGATTTTAAATCGTAATGAGCTTTGTGAGCATCGCTAAAATCATTATAAGGCTTTGGGGGGAGTTTGATAGATATTTTATCTAGATCAAAAAATTTACTTAGGCTTATGAATATTTTAATTGATGATATCAAACCCCTATTGTTTTCCAAGTTAAAATCATTATTGTTTGAAATGATAATATTATCAATCTCTTTGCCGCTCAAATAAGAAATTATACTTGGGCTTAACCCCAATCCAAAAGTAACGATTGAGTTCTTGATGCCAGCGTCGAATAAAGCCATGCAATCTCCAATACTCTCCAAGAGAAAAACCTCTTTAGATTTGGTTATAATAGAATCAACGTTTTCGTGTGATGGTACATAAGATGGGTATATCCAGCTTTTCTTTTTACCAATATGTTTCCATTTTGGGAAATCATTTTCATCGTCAACTTTTCTACCAGAAAATCCAACAATCTGAGCGTTTTCGTCATAAATAGGAAACACCATTCTCCTATACATCTGACCAACACCAGCAAGACCAACTTTAAAAAACTTTTGAGTATCTTCTGAGATACCCTTGTCTTTGTAGAAATTGTAATTCGGGAAGAGTCTCTCCAAAGACGAGCTTGGGTATATTTTTTCCATTTCAATTAATTCTTTTTTTTCGTAAACCTGAAAAGTTTTATTTTTTAATTTTTCAAGAGTCTGATTTAATAATGAGCCATCATTCTTTAACGTGAGTTTGATCAAAGCCTCAAGAGGTTTTGATCCTTTGTTTTCTATATAGTCGTTCCATACTCCCGTATCTTTATATATTTGAACCGCAGTCCTGTTGTCTCCATTTCTATATAATGCGCTAGTTCTCCAATGATTGCCACAGTCCACAAGCTTATAGCCTATAGATTCTAAAACGTCTTTTATTTGATTAGAGTCCTGCAAAATTAGGTGTATCTTCGTGATTGTCTAATGACTCTAAATCCTCATGAGCATCAAAACCCCTAGCTATATCTCTCAAGTCTCCACATTCTTTAATGTTAAAATTGGCGAATTCAAAATTTATAAAGTTATTTCTTAATGAATCGCCAATTAGTACTGGTTCAATAGCTCCAACTATATCTTTACCTAAGTGCCTTGCCTTGACATTGATGAACTTATGAGTTCCAAATCTTTCTCCTTCTGTTTGTATTTCATCCGCAGTTTTCTTTCTTAGGATAAACATGTGAGAACAAAAATGAATAATTCTATCGGATAAAGAAACGACACTTTCGTCATCTATAACATTTGCTGATAATCTATTGTTTGTGATGCCGCTTCTATTTGATTGAACAGAAGTTATCATTGGTATCACAGGATTGCCGTCTTCAAGGATTTCTTTTTGAATACACTTTTTAAATTTGTCAACCATTTCTCCAACTGTCTGCCATTCGCTTTTACCAGCAGAAGATTCAGAAGTTGTTTTAATGTAATCAAAAGAAAAAATCATCTGGTTGCCTCTTCCGACTTTGGAATAATAAAAACGCTTTAATGTATCAACCATCGAGTCAACGTCCATGCCGCCAACATTGTAATAGTAAAATTGAAGGTTTTTAATCTTATCCCAGACCGATCTAACTCTATCTACAATATCTTGACCAGCCTTTCTCCAATTCCCGCTCTCAATAAGATGCATTGGAACTCCAGACAAAGAAGCGCACTGCCTCATTACTAGCTCTTCCTTGCTCATTTCTCCATTATCAAAGTGTAGTACTGGAACATTGTATTTGGCGCTAACCTTGGTAGCGTAGTGCATACAAAATTGGGTCTTCCCAACACCAGAACGAGCAACAACAACTGTAATATTTCCTGGCCTAAGCAGAGATCCATATATATCATTTAGCTTTTCATGTGGACCCATCATTCCAAACTCAGTAATTGGGTTATTGCCTCGATGCTCAATGATATCTTCCATATCAGAGTAGATATTNTCTGGAATATCTTTCCCCATTTCGTATAGATTTATTTTTGAATTGTAGATACCATCAGCGCATTCAATAATTTGTTGATANGAAGACTCTGGAGAAATNGACTTCATNGCTTTAGCCATCTCTTGAGAAGAATTAAATATTCCTCTTCTGATAGANAATTTCTTTAATTCTTTTGCGGTTTTTAATAAGTTACCAGAAGGCACTTTTCGCATGGCTAGCGATTTAATATAATCAGAAGGATTAACATTATCTTCAAATGAAAGACCTATAGAGTTAATCCTTTGAGCTATAATAATCTCGTCTACTTCATCTCCAGCGACTACAGCTTGTTTTATGATAGTAAAGATAGCACTATGAAGATTGCTCTGATCTGAATAAAAATCAGAAGCATCAATAAAATTTGATATCTGAGAAAAATCTTGCGACTGTTTAATTAAACCAGCTAAAAATTGCTTTTCTATTTCGAAATTATAAATCATTTTTTTATCCTATCAGAATGTTATTCATTTATTATTTCTGTTGTATTTTCTCCCTTGATTAAGAAATCGCTGACGGCTTTTTTCAAGCCCAGTTCAGTTATGACTGAATCGAATCTAGAATAAATAATAGGACAACCCTTCTCGCTTATGCAAGCAATAATGAGAGCTTTGTATTTATCAGAATCACCACTCAACTCATAAAGTTTATTAACCAGACTTTCTGGTATGTTAAACTCAGGTTGTTCATCCATTTCAAATTCTTCCATATTATAAATATATTCCTTTTTCTTCAAAAAACTCTAAACATAAAACATCTTCGGGGTAAATCTCTAGAAGCGTTAAAGAATTCTTTTGACAGAAATCGAACTTCTTTTGATCCCTCTTTAATTGTTCTAAGAACTTTAACCTATTACCATGAAAAAACTTTACGAATTTTACATGTTGCGCTCCCTGAGCTTCAATTATTATTTTTTTATTGGCGTTGTAAAAGTCAAAACTTAATCTAGTACCCACCAATCTAAACTCTTCAAATACAATATCACTCTTCCAAAAAGTATGCAAGTATTTTTTAACTCTAGATTGAAAAATACTTCTGCTAGGCTTTTCCCAGTTTATTAAATATTTTTTAGGGTTTTTTAAATTAAGCTGACGATCATTCAAGCCTATAAATTTCATATTGTTTTCTTACATATAGCAGATTTAAAGTAGTTAGTTAAAAACTCGCACAAATTATTGTCTTCTTCAATTATCTTAAATAAATTATTCTCTCCATGAATTTTATCTGGCAAAGTATAACCGTTTTCTAAAAGCATTTCCCTAAATTCATCTACAGGCTTAATCCAAGCCGCATGTTTCTCAACAAATTCCCAAGCATAAAGAAGATCTACAATCTCTTTCTGAATCCAAATAGATGTACCGTTTGTTCTGCCATACCTAATTGGATAATTGATCGTCATGTTTGTTTTTTCATTAGGCGACTTTTTAATTGTCGCTTTGGCGAAATGACCAATTACTGGATTTTTTAAATTGATTGTTTTGATTGCCGAATCTTGAAGAATCAAATCGCCCTTGTATCTTGGTTCAAACTCAATAATATAATTCGCAAAATGCAAGAGAGCATTTCCCCCAGTTGCTGTCGTTTGTCTTATTGGGGCTTTTGAGTATGGGTCAAGCTTGATGTCTGCGCGAACTTGACTAATGAAAATAGCCATGTGGCCTCTTTTGGCTAAAGCTATCGAAAGCCTCTTCATAAAATTTGCTGCAATGACCGCTCCGCCAGCAACTTTATTACTGTCTTCAAAGGATTTACCCAAGTCGCCCTTGGTTATTAACCCGTCAACAGAATCAAGAAGGAAACAATATTTTGTTTTATCTTCATTTTTCGCCACCAGTTCTCTCATAATATCAACAACAGTTTCATAGATATTACTCTCAAAGACAAAACATGTTCCGACTACCCATTCTTCAGCGTTGAAGACAAATTTAACACCAGATCTCTCTCTCATTTCTGGCGAGAGCCTCCCTTCCGCTTTAATATAAAAGCCTTTAGCGTTGTCCAAAGTGAGCAAAAAGTTTTTCATTACCTCCAGTGATTCTGAAGTTTTTCCACCTTCGTTCATACCTACAAATCTATGAAGACCTGGCCCAAAACCTCCATTCAATTGGAGGTCAAATTGTAATGAACCGCTGGAAACTTTATAAGTCACCTCGTCTTCAAAATTGTAGTGATCTGATTTGTTTGCTTTTAGAAAAGATCCAAGTACTCCTTGAGATGTAACTGTTTCTTTTAGTGGTTTTTCTTCTTTAGACTTAATCATTTAAAAATTGTTTTGTTGTTTTCTTCTTTTTA